CTGACGGAAACATTCCTGCTTCGCCAGCAGGGCATCGACTGCACGCCGTTCGAGCCATACCGGCTGGGCCCGGGCGGCATCAACAAACAGGAAAGCGTGGAACTCACGCGGGAATTCCTCGCCCAGGTGGCGGCGGGCAAGGACTGGACGAGCATCTTCATTGCCAGCGTCCTTAACTCGGTCCCTTTCCACAAGGACCGCGAACACATCGCTGTGCTATGCGCCGCGCTGTGCCGACCCAACACCAAGGTCTATGCCTGCGCATCGTCGGCGGGTGAGTCGGGATGGCGGCAGGTCACGGGCAAGGCGTTCATGAACGAATCCAATGCGGGCAACATCGCGTTCCGACTGGATTACGAACCGGGCATCCGCATCGGCGATTTCCAGGACAAACCAAAAGTCCAGAAATACCATACCGAAGCCGAGTTCCGCGATTTGTTCGGCCCGTTCTTCCGCTCGGTCAAGGTGCGCGACTTTTCCAACAACATCAATGCGACTTGTGCCTCGGCGCTCCCCGTTGATCCGGCCCGCCTGCGCGAAGCCATTGAATTCGAGTTCGATCTTCCCTATCCGGACGGCACCCGGATGGATCTCGTGAAATGCGCCATGGACTCTTTCTCTCAACGCCTTCAGACTACCCTATCAAAATGATCATCCTGCTAGACCTCAACTACACGCTGGTGGCCAATTCGCCCAAGCACGGCACCACGCCTGAGCGCATGGAAAAGCGCCTCGCCGGTGAGCAATACCGCCAGTGGCTGGTGGAGCTTGTGCGCCCCCATACCGTGGTCCTCATTACGGCACGTCCCGAGACATGGACAATCAGGACGCTCGACCGCATCGAGGAGCAGACCGGTTGGCGACCGCAGGACGCATGTTTCGCCCCGAAGGGCTGGTGGAATCCACCTGCGATCAAGGAGCATTTGTTACAGAAAGCGGTGTTCCCGATCCACGGCAGGGATGTCGGCTATATTGCTATTGAGAGCAACCCGCGGACGCGGGAGATGTATGCGAGGTTCGACATCCCGTGCTTCTGGGTGACCGAGGAAGGCACATGCCTTCAAAACGAGACGCGCCTCGTGAAGCGACTGCCGGGTTGAATTGTGTCATTCCCCGGCACCGCGTTCGACGAGGCTCTTTTTCCAGTCGCCATCGAACCCGAAGGTTGGGGCATTCACGGGTTCGGCAAACCAGAAGTCGGTGAATGCCACGACGTTCGGCGCGGGAAACCAATGCGCTTGTCCGCTCTTGTCCATCGCGCACCACCGGGCTGTCTTTGGGGCTTGTGACCAGTCGATCTTCATGCGGGGTATTCTATCACCCTGCACCAATGATGCAAGCCCGTCGCTCCGCCGTGTTGACATTGGTTCCGCGGGCATGAGTGACACCGATCATGTGATGCCCGCCGGTCCCTGGCAATTCGACAAGCAGGTCACCGATGTTTTCGACGACATGCTCCAGCGGAGTATCCCACAATACAACGCGATGCGGATGGTTGTCTTCGAGGTTGGCAGGAAATTCGTGCAGCCTGGCACCACCATCATTGACATGGGATGTTCGCGGGGTGAGGCGCTCTTGCCATTTGCCTCTAACTTCGGCGATGGCAATGATTACCTCGGACTGGAAATCAGTGAGCCGATGATCGAGGCGGCACGCGGGAAATTCGCCAGCCACCCGCACGGCAAGCGCGTCACCATCCAGCGTGCCGACCTGCGCCACGAGTTCCCTGTTGTGACCTCCAGTGTTGTGCTCTCAGTCCTCACGCTCCAGTTCACGCCCATCGAATACCGCCAGCGCATCATCCGCCGCGTCTTTGAATCGTTGGTGCCAGGCGGCGCCTTCATCCTCGTGGAGAAAGTGCTCGGGGCCAGTGCGGAACTGGATGAGGCGTTCGTCGAGCTGTTTCTAACGATGAAAGAGCGCAACGGATATTCGCCGGGCGAGATCGACCGCAAGCGACTGTCGCTTGAAGGCGTCCTGGTTCCCGTCACCGCCCGCTGGAACGAGGAAATGTTGCGCGAGGAAGGTTTCTCCTCGGTCGATTGCTTCTGGCGGCACCTGAACTTCGCCGGATGGGTGGCGGTGAAATCATGAGCAAGGGCAATCCGACATCGCCGGGGTTTCCCGCACTGCCTGCCGATGTTGCGGAAAAAATCCTCGATGCGGATTTCCAAAACGTGGTCCGCAAGGTTGCTGCGGGAAAGCCGTTAACCGTGGCCGAACGATCACGTATCGAAGCGCGGGCGGCAGGCAGCGCCGAATCACTCGCCTATGCCAAGACTCTGGTGGAACTCGCCGCCGTACTGGGCGTAACGCGCCGGACTCTGACCACCTGGCAGAAGATGGAAGGCTCGCCGAAGCCACTGTCGAACGGGCTGTGGCCGGTGGCCGATTGGCGCGAGTTCGTCCGGGTCCGGGGACTCAAAGCCGGGAAGATGCCGGTCGGAAACGACGAGGCGCTCAAGGCCCGCAAGCTGTTGGCCGAGGTCGAGGAACGTGAATTGCGGATAGCCGTCAAAAAGGGCGAGTATGTCCCGCTGCATCAGGTCAGAACCGAATGGATAGGCCTGGTCGCCCAGGCCACGTCCATCCTGCGAGCGAAGTTCGAGAACGAATTGCCGCCGATCCTATCAGGTCTCGACGCCACCGGCATCCAGCGGGAGTGCCGCCGCGCCATCGACGAGGTGCTCCGCTGCCTTCACGAATCATGAAGATCCTGCACGACATCTGGCGAGAGGCGTGGCAACCACCTGACCGGCGGCCGCCGTGGGCATGGTGCGAGGACCATGTTGAGGGCATTCCGTATTCGCCCAACCCCGGCCGTTTCCGTTCGGAAAACTCGCCCTGGATCCGCGAGGTCATGGAGGCATTGGTCGATCCGCGTGTCCGGCTCGTTTCTATCATCGCGTCGGTTCAGTCGTCGAAAACCACCGCCCCGGAACTCACGCTGTGCTATATCATCGCCAACCTCCCCGGTCCCGCACTATGGTTAGACCAAACCGACGAGGATGCCCGAGACTATTCCGAGGCGCGGTTGCAGAAACTCTTAGACCAGTGCGAACCGGTGGCCCGGCTCATGCCCACCGGCATCCACCGGCACAAGCGCAAGAACAACGCCATCCACTTCAATAACGGTATGGTGCTTTGGATTCTCGGGGCGCACAACAAGACGAACCTACAGCGCCGCTCCATCCGCTGGCTCGTCGGCGATGAAACCTGGCGGTGGCCTGAAGGTCACATGTCCGAAGCGGAGGCCCGCGTCACCGCCTTCGGCTGGCTGGGTAAATGCATCTTCATGAGCCAGGGCGGCGAAGAAGAGGACGACACGCACCGGAAATTTCTAACTACCGACCAGAGGGAGTGGACATTTGCCTGTCCCGAATGCGGCCACCGCCAGCCGTTCAAGTGGGAATGCGTCGAGTGGAGCAAATCGGCCAGGGATGAATTCGGCGATTGGGATTTTGATGAGGTCAGGCGCACGACTGCGATGCGTTGCGAGTCATGCAACCACCATTTCGATGACGGCGACCGGACACGACGCGAACTCAATGCGACGGGCAAGTTCATCGCCAAGAATCCGAAAGCATCCAAGGAAAACGTCGGCTTCCATTGGAACGCGCTGTGCGCGATGAGCTGGGGCCAGCTTGCCGAGTTATACCTTCGGGCCAAGGCGGCGGCACGGAAGGGGGATGTTTCATTGCTCCAGCAGTTCTATCAAAAGCGGCTCGGCCTGCCGTGGCGCGAATACGTCGAGGACTACAAATTGGAGATCACCAAGTCCGGCTACAAGCGCGGCGAAACATGGGAGGAAGAGGGTGCCATCTGCCCGAAGACACGCTCCATCCTCGCGGCACCGTTGCCTGAGCGCGCCGGACTGATCCCGCTGCGTTTCATCACGGTGGACTGCCAGATGGATCACCTGTTCCTCGTCGTGCGCTCGTGGTCGGCGGAAGGATCGAGCCGTCTGATGTGGAATGAGCGTATCCTGACTTTCACCGACGTCGATGTCATGCAGGAACGCTTCGACGTGCATCCGAGCCTCGTTTTCGTGGATGCCGGCCACGCGACCTATGACGTCTATCGGGAGTGCTCAAAGCGCGGATGGGTGGCGCTGATAGGCGACCGCCGCCCTGTCTATCCGCACAAGGGGCGCGACGGCAAGACGGTGCAACGGTTCTACTCGCCTCGGCGCAAGGTCGTGCTTTCGCACAAGCAGACGTGCCACGTCCACTATTGGAGCAACCTCAATATCAAGGACACCCTCGCCCGTCTGCGTCGCAATCAGGACCCGTCGCGTGGGCCGACATGGGAGGTGCCCGACGACATCGACGACGAGTTCCTCGCCCAGATGGAAAGCGAGCAGCGGGTGAAGGAAAAGGGCCAGTGGATGTGGAAACAGATCGGCTCTCGGCCGAACCACTACTTTGACTGCGAGTCGATGCAGGCCGCCGCCGCGACCATGCTCAAGATTGTCGGGCGTGAGTCGGTGGCGGCTGTCCCGGTTGACAC